CCCTGCTCCGCCGTCCCTCCCGCCATCTGCGATACGGCCGCCAGCACGCCGACCGTCGGACCGACGGCCTCCGCCACATCGCCGATTTGCTCGACGAATCGCCTCAAGCCCTTCGTCGCCTTAGGCGTCGACTTCCCGAGCTTTTCGGCACTGCGGGCGGCCGCTTCGGACTGCTGCGACATCGCTTCAGCCGCGCCTCCCGCCTTCGTCAGCGATGCGGCCAGTCCGTCCAGGTGCTGGACGAACTGCCTCATGCCGTCCGCAGCGGCCGCGATCGACGTCTCCAGTTGGCCGGCGTTTGCAGCGGCCTGCTCAAGCCGCCGCGTAAGCCGCTGCATGCCCCTATATGCCTTTGGTAGTGCTTTCTCCAATTGGTCGAACAGCCCGAGCGAAGACTCCACGGTTGCCATTGTTTCTCCCCCTTTCGCCATCGAATTAACGAGAGCCCCGCTTCGGGGCTCTCCTCGCTTTGGATTGCTGCTGCGCCTTCTTCTCCTTCTCGATCCGCACCTTGATCATGCCGATCAATGCCGCTTTTCTCCTTAACGGCAGCTCGGCGAATTCCCAAGGCATGAGCCGATACTCGTTGAGGGCGAAGTAAGCGAAAACCGCTTCCCCATCGCCCTCCTCGATCAGTTTTTTACTTCATCGGACAGCTCGTTGACATTTTTGTCGAAGCCATTCAATTGCTGGATCTTCTCGAGCAGGGCGGCATATTCGCCGGACAGCAGCATCTTGCGGATGAGCGCGTCCGCGCCCCGCACGCCGTAGGAGCTCTGCAGTTCGGCATCGTTCAGGTTCGGGTATACGATGCAGGCTGTAACCAGCTTCGCCATATATTCCGAGATGTTCGTCTCCGGGACCATGACGCCCTTCTTGCCGGGCATCCGCTTGGTAGATGACGTGCGAAGCTGCTCGTTCATCTCCTCCGAGATCGGACGCAGCTGCCATTCGACCGGCGCTCCGTCTTCATCCCTGAACCGGTCCGACACGATGAACGCCTCCGGCTCGGAGGCGATCGCATTGCCTGCGAAAAACATGCTGAGATTGCTCATGGTTCTAACCCTCTCTTCCTATAGATTCCTGTATTAGCCCAGCTCCGGTTCTGCGAACAGATCCGGAATGTCGATGCCTTCCCAGGTGAAGCTGATGTCCTCGTCGAGCTCGTCCGCTTCCGTATCGAGCGCCGCCATGACGACATCGTCCAGGTTGACGCCGAGCAGCGTGACCGTCTGCTTGCCGATCGTCGAGGACGGATCCTCGTTAATGACCGTAATATCGAAGTAGGTGTCGACGCCCTTCTTGATGTAGTCGTACATCATCTGCCGGAACATCGACGTGACGTAGTAGATCGTCATCTCCCCCGTACCGCTCCAGCCCGATGCCTTGCGCTGCGTCGAGCGGTTGCCGAGCGTCCGAATTTCCGACTTCCGCTTCTCCGCCGTTGCCCGAATGTTGCGAATGTAGAACATCTCGTGGTTCACGCCGTTAATCGTCGCATAAGCCCGGCCTTCCTGACCGGAGATGATGTCGCCTGCTTTAAGAAATCCCATATTAGCGAACCCTCACTTTCATGTATGCTTTTTCGATCGCGTCGACCGCCTGGATGCGGCCCTCGACATAGACGGCATCGGCCTCTTCGCCCTGAACGACCGTAATGTCCGATTGCGGGTCGAAATTCTGGATCGCGCCGATGCCCTGGTACGTCTCGACCAGCTTCACGCATTCCTTGCGGAACAGGTTGCGGCCGTCCGCATTGTTATCGACCTTGCCGATATAGTAACGCTCGAACGTAACCTTCCAATCGTTCGCCAAGCCGTCCATGACGCGCAGCGTACGATTTTTGCGGAATCCCTTGCCCTTCGCCGGCGTGAAGCTCTTGAACGTGTTGATGTCCTGCTCCACGACCGGGCGGCCCGCGCTAAGCGTGAATACGAATTCGCCGTTCTCGAGCGCTTCGATGATCTGGCTGTTCGTCAGCCGCGGATTGACGTCGGCCGCGCCGTCGTAGGCCGAATAGGTCAGCGACTGGTTGACAGCAGCGGCTGCGGTCGCGCCGGCTGTCCAGGCCGTTGCCTGCGCCGCCGTCAGCACGGTGCCATCGCCGAGCACGACGCCGTTCTTCACGCTGATGACGCCCTCGTAGTCCGCGGACGGATAATTTTCCATCACCGCCTGGACTTTGCGTCCCTCATCCTCGCGCATCCGCTTCACGAATGCCGCGTACACGCCCTTCAGCGTGTCGTCCGTTCCCGGATAGGCAAGCGTGTGGAACTCTTCGACTTCCAAGGCTGCGAGGAAATCGATATGATTCTGGTTCGTTGCGGTCCCGTCGGCGCCTCCTGCAAGCGCCACGCCTGCGGTAGCCGTCAGTTCGCCGCTGCCGGCGAATTCGACCCATGCGTTCGCCGTGAGGCCCGCAATGTCCGGGACGGATTGCGTATCGACGGCGCTGCCGCCGACAACCGTAGTCACGTCGAACAGCTGCCCGTCGTCCGCATTCGGCTGAACGACGATGCCGATCGCATTCCCGCGCGCGCCTCCATGCTTGGCAGTGACCGTCAGGTCGCCATGGCTCGCCGTCGCTTGCGTGCCGTCGTTCAGGCGATACAAGAGAAGCGTGCGTGCGCGCTTCAGCGCCTCCCGGACCAGCAGCAGTTCATTCGCCGATCGATCGTAGCCCAGCACCTCATATGGATCGTCGCCGGCATGAATCGTCATAATCGTATGCGGTTCGCCCCAAGAGAGCGGCAGCGCCATCGCCGCGATTCCGCGTTCGCCCATCGTGCCGAGCGACCCGCCCTCGCTCTCCATCTGAATGTAAACGCCCGGCCGTACTTTGTTCTGCGTCGTGAAAGTTCCACCTGCCATCGGTTACTTCGCCTCCTTATTCTTGAATGCATGCATCATCGTTGCGACTTGCTCGTGCGAATACGTCATGCCCGGGACGAGCATGGCGCGCAGCACATCCTTTTCCCCTGCCGAATAATACTTGGAGCCTAGCAGCTGCGCTGTCGAGAACGCCCCCGCCGGCTTCATGGCCTCTTGAACGCCACTCATCCGATAACCCCCTCTTGATTTAGCGTCTGCATCCGTATGCCCGCCGGCTGTTCCTCGATGACGCGAACCGGATATTGGACCGTAAAATGCAGCACGCTTTCGATCGTTTCATGCGACATGGCAGCAGCCTTCCACACGGCATCCGGTACGGCGATCGTGCGAAGCGCGTCGTACAGCCGATCCGCCGCCTCGTTCCGCGCCGCGTTCGTCGTGCCGTTGTATCGAACGACGAGCCGGTACGTTCGGCGATGGCTCCTGTTCAATAGACGCTCCTGGCTGCCGCCGGCAACCGTTACGAGGAAGCTGTCGCCTTCGGCAGGCTGCTCGCTTGCTTCGCCGACTACCGCCGCTTCCGGGAACTGCTCGCTGATGGCCGCCATGGCGCCTTGCGTCAACTCGCTCACTCCCATACCTCTCTGCCTCCTCTCCCGTTGCCATCTGGCGTCCCCATCCATTCGGGACCGTCCCGCTGCGCGACATGCATGCCGCATCACCTCCTAACGTGGATGAAGGCTGACGAGAGACGACAAAGAAGCCGCCCATCCGGACGGCTTCTCGCATGCTGCTCTTCAGTTGTTTCCACGTTACCATCTTACCACGGGAAAACGGGCCATTTCGTCTCAACGTTGTCGCAAGTTCGTCTCATGCTTGTCTCAATCTTTTCTCAGCTTAATCCGAGCGCCACATAACCATACGCTTCGATCGCCTCGCTTCGTCTCCGGTAATAGGTCGCGACGGATACGCCGAGATCGTCGGCCAGATCGAGCGGAGACTTCATCCCGCCGAACTCCGCCCTTAGCAGCCGTCCATAGCCTTCCTTATACTCCTCCATCACGTTAAAACTGGTCTCGTATTGCTCCTTCTCGCGGAGGAGATCCTGCAGCTCGGCCAGCCGGTGCAGCACCGCGTCGTAATCCTTGAGTTCTCCTGCCCGCGCCTCGACCACCTTACGGATTTTGGCACGGAGTGCCGCCAGCCGCTTGTCGTCTTCCGCATCGGCCCCGCGCTCTGGAATGGCCGCAAGCTGTGCCCTCGTGCCCGCCGGATAGTGGGTCAGGTAGGCATGCGCCGTCGTCTCCAGCTCTTGCTCCCTCTTCGATAGGTACATGTAGCTCGGCATGCCGCGCAGTTGGCGGTGCAGCTCCTGCAGATGATCGTCCTCGTTCAGCCGGCTGACGGTTATGCCGCCCCCGACCGAGTAACGCTCCAGCATCTTGATGCGCGCGACAATCCGCTTATATCCCGACAGATGTTCGAGGATCGCTTCATGATGCCGGCGACCTTCCCCATGCTTCCCACTCTTGGATTTCTTCGATATAGTTTCCACTTTCATTCGTAACCCACCCCTCGCTGTTTCATTAATGAAACCTTTGGTTCATGAGTATAGGGCAGGATAGTTTCAAAGTCAATAACAAAATGGAACATATGTTCTTATTTTAGTTGCAAATTGGAAACCCATGAAGTAGACTAGGCTTATGGAATCATTCGATGAACGGAGGCTGCCCGATGCATACGCTAGGCCAGAAATTGAAAAGATTGCGAATGGCGCGCGGACTGTCGCAAGATGAATTGGCCGAGCAGCTTAACGCTGCGTACGACACGACGATCAACAAGGGGATGATCTCCAAGTGGGAGAACAACATCGGGGAGCCGCGGCTGGAGACGGCCAGAATACTGGCCTCCTTCTTCCGGATCACGATCGATCAATTGTCGCGCCCCGATCATCCGAGCGATGATCAGGGACAGACCGAAGAGGAAGCCCGCGAGGAGGCTTGGACCGATGAGCGCATCCTGACGCTCGCTGCGCACCGGATCGGCTATGAAGGAGAGCTGACGGCTGAGCAGCTGGCCAAGGTCAAGCTCGCCATGCGGATCGCGCTTGCGGGCGAGAACAAGTCATAATCGGTTGGAGGTAATATGGCAGACTACGATAGCTTAATGAGACAATCGCCGATCCCCGTCTATGATGAAGCCGAGCTTCCGGAAGGGTGCAAAGGACTGTACGTCGAGACGAATGCAGCCGAAGTCATCCTTATCGACAAGCATTTGCCTACGACCGTCGAAAAAACATGCATTCTCGCGGAGGAGCTCGGTCACTACCATACGTCCAGCGGCAACATCGTCGATCAGGACAAGCTTACCAACCGCAAGCAGGAACGAACCGCGCGAGGCTGGGCATACCGCAAGCTGGTTCCGTTACAATCGATTGTGGATGCCCATCGCGCCGCGATCCGGAATCGGCATGAGTTGGCCGACCGGCTGCAGGTGACCGAAGAATTTCTCGGTCATGCGCTCGAATGGTACCGCGACAAATACGGTCCTTACGTCAACGTCGGCGGCCATACGATTTGCTTCGAGCCGCTGGGCGTGCTCGAAATGTTCGAATAACAGGACGGAAGCCCCCTGGACGGCCTGGCAGCAGGCTGTTCAGGGGGCTTCCGCTATAATCGCAGCCTCGGCCGGTTCTATCGCTTCAACGGCTGGTCGAACCCGCCCTCGAACAACGACTGCTCGATCGGTCTTCGCGGCGACGGCTGCTCCCGCTCCTGCAGCGCGGCCGGCAGCCGTTCCTTAGGACCCCGATAGCCAAGCGCAACCAAAGCTTGCAGCTCGTAGCCATCCGGCAACTGCAGCACGTCGCGCGCCTTCGCGAAATCGAAGCCCGTCATCGCATGCGTCGACAGCCCTCTGCGGGTCGCCTCGAGCGACAGATTTCCCCACGCAGCCCCGGTATCGAACGCGTGGCTCGGGTTGTCTCCCTTATCCGTAACGGCGGACGAGACGATCATGATCAGGACGGGCGCCGCCTTGCACCACGCCAGATTGAATTCCGATATGAAGGAATAGAACTTCTCGCGATCCGCCTCTTCTCTAGCCAGGATGAACCGCCAAGGCTGAATATTGAAGGCCGAAGGCGCCCATCGCGCAGCTTCCAGCACCGCATACAAATCTTGGTCGGGCACCTGCTTGTCCGCGAAGGAACGCGGCGACCAACGGTTCGTATACACCGGGTCGATCTCGTAATCAGCCTGCCGATTGTTCACGCTAGTGGATGACGTCATCAGGTTGTTCCCTCCAGGATGCGAATGGACTCCATGCATGCTTAGTGTATCCGAGCGCATGCGATTCATCCTTATAGGCATAGGTTAACCCGCCCAGCTCCAGCACTGACGGGTTACTTCTAGCCTTGCGTATTCATGTTTACACACTAGGAGGACAGCCTCGTCGTATGTACTGCAAGGGGAGAGTGTTACCAGCACTCTTCTCTTTGTATGTTACATTACAATTCATCGGTATATACGTCAAGACACATCATGATGATAAATCATTAAATGAGCAAGCCGTAGAGTCATAACGGAAATCCCATGTTATAATATGCCTGTACAACGGTTCGAGTGGTAATCGGTTCCTCCGGAAAGGAGTGTAGCCGATGAAGTTTTCATTTCAGGACTTGATGATGTTCGGGATGTTCATCCTCGCACTTATCACCATTATGATTACCCTGAAATGAGAAAAACCCGCCACAGGTTGGACGCCTGACGGGTTTTCCTCTTCTCAACACGGCAACAACAATTAAAAGGAGGACGCACCACCCATAACCGTTGTACATTGGGGAGCAGCCGCAAACTGCTCTCCTTTGCATTCAATATAACATATGCAATGTAGCATATACAACGATAAAGTCACGTGTAATCGTGTTAAGCCGCCTCTTTTTGAAACAAAAAGGACCGGGTATTTGAATTCAAAAGATATGGTACATTTAAATCGTACAAGAATTACGGCATTCGGCACCTCTGCTTGAGCTTCCTTCATTTCTCGCTGCCGAACTAAAGTGGCACAAGGCTGGCCAGGACGCCAAGCGGCTTCAATACGCGGATGGTTACCAAAACAACAATCTCGTAGCCTGTAAGCCCGATGGAAGCCCTCTGTACTATGTACTACAGAAGC